ACGACGCATAAGCAGAGAAACATAAGAGACTATGTTCATAGTCACCCTGTATTCATTATTGACTTTTATGACCTATTATTAGACCCTTCACGGGTAAATCCTTCTCCTTGCAGTTCTCGCCAAGTACCTCCAAAGTCAGAACGATGGCTCGTCCGCTAGCTGCTGCGCAACATCTCATAACCGAGCGTCATTCCCTTCAGGCGACTCTGTCGCGGGCGTCCAAGACCAGAGCCGAGGAATTCGTCAAAGATTTCTACCTTCAAGAGCAGTATTCTGTCCCGACCATCCCGACGGACGACATTGCCCAGTCTGGGCCCATGCTGCTTCAGGCCATCCTGAGCGAGGAATACACAAAGGCCACTGACATAGCCCAATCCATCCTCTGGAACACTCCCACACCCAACGGGCTCCTCAGAGAGCATCTAGATGCCGATGGGGGAGGCTCATTCACAGCGCTGCCCGCGTCTGCAATCAGACCCAGCGACGAGGCGAATGCATGGGCCGCTCGCATCTCCGACTCAGGGTTGGGGCCTGTCTTCTATGCAGCCCTCGCTGCTTACATCATCGGCTGGTCAGGAAGAGGAGAGACTAGCCGCGTGCAGCAGAACATAGGTCAGAAATGGCTGATGAACCTGAACGCAATCTTCGGCACCACGATCACCCATCCAACAACCGTGCGTCTGCCAATCAACGTCGTCAACAACAGCCTCGCAGTGAGGAACGGACTTGCTGCCACACTCTGGCTATACTACCGTTCATCACCTCAGAGTCAGGACGCGTTCTTCTATGGGCTCATCCGTCCCTGTTGCAGTGGATATCTCGGCCTGCTACATCGGGTGCAGGAGATTGATGAGATGGAGCCGGACTTCCTCAGTGACCCCCGGATCATCCAGGTGAATGAGGTCTACAGTGCACTCAGAGCCCTGGTTCAACTGGGAAACGACTTCAAGACCGCCGATGATGAGCCCATGCAGGTCTGGGCGTGCAGGGGAATCAACAACGGATATCTGACATATCTCTCAGAAACTCCTGCGAAGAAAGGAGCTGTTGTGCTTATGTTTGCCCAATGCATGCTGAAGGGCGACTCTGAGGCCTGGAACAGCTACCGCACTGCAACCTGGGTGATGCCCTATTGCGACAATGTGGCCCTAGGAGCGATGGCAGGCTACATCCAAGCCCGCCAGAACACCAGGGCATATGAGGTCTCAGCCCAGACAGGTCTCGACGTCAACATGGCCGCGGTCAAGGACTTTGAGGCCAGTTCAAAACCCAAGGCTGCTCCAATCTCGCTGATCCCACGCCCCGCTGATGTCGCATCCCGCACCTCTGAGCGCCCATCTATTCCTGAGGTTGACAGCGACGAAGAGCTCGGAGGAATGTAAACCAATAAGCTTCACTGCCGGTAGTTTAGGCATACACACGCAGTTCCGTTATCCATCACACCCGTCCCTTCTTTTATGCTGCTATTATTTCAGTTGCTAAGCTTCCTGATTTGATTAACAAAAAACCGTAGACCTCCTACGTGAGGTATAGCTAGAAATTGGTTCTATCGGTTGAGAGTCTTTGTACTATTAGCCATGGAGGACTATTTGTCTAGCTTAGAGGCCGCGAGAGAGCTCGTCCGGACGGAGCTGGAGCCCAAGCGTAACCTCATAGCCAGCTTAGAGTCCGACGATCCCGATCCGGTAATAGCGCCAGCGGTAAAACCAAAACATCCCAAGCCATGCCTGAGCACTAAAGAAGAGGATCATCTCCCCTCTCTTCGCCTACTATTCGGCGCAAAACGAGACACCTCGGTGGGCGTAGAGCAGACTCTCCACAAGCGTCTCTGCGCTTGTCTCGACGGTTACCTGACCATGACGAAGAAAGAGGCCAATGCCTTTAAGGCCGCGGCTGAAGCAGCAGCATTAGCAGTCATGGACATTAAGATGGAGCATCAGCGCCAGGATCTAGAGGATCTGACCGCTGCTATCCCTAGGATAGAATTCAAACTCAATGCCATCCTGGAAAACAACAAGGAGATAGCCAAGGCTGTAACTGCTGCTAAGGAGATGGAGCGGGAGATGTCGTGGGGGGAAAGCGCCGCCAGCTCGCTCAAGTCTGTCACCCTAGATGAGTCGTTTAGGGGCCCTGAAGAGCTTTCAGAGTCATTTGGCATCCGATATAAGGTCAGAACCTGGAATGAGTTCAAGAAGGCGCTGGAAACCAGCATTGTGGACCTGAGGCCTAGCCCTGTTTCATTTAGGGAATTACGGACTATGTGGCTGTCTCTTGACACCTCCTTTAGGCTCATTGGGTTTGCCTTCATTCCCACATGCGAGCGCCTGGAGACCAAAGCCAAATGCAAGGAGACAAGGACTCTACTCCCCCTTGCAGAGTCGATCATGCGAAGATGGGACCTGCGGGATCCAACCATCTTGGAGAAAGCCTGCGTAGTAATGATGATCCGTGGGAATGAGATTGCATCGCTGAATCAGGTAAAAGATGTTCTCCCGACCACAATTCGTGGGTGGAAGATCGCTTATTAGTCACTGCTCCCATTAGTCCCACTAGACGGCATACTTCCATTCCGCCCTTTAATTCCCCTGTCAGACACTCATGCTCCGAAATCACTAACCATCCTTGTCCACCAAGCAATACGCATATTCAGTAGCACTGCATCTCGCCCTCCCCCTATCAAGCCCCAGCGCTGCAGATCTTCACCACATATATACATGCATCAACTACATGTGATTTAGAAAAAACCAGACCCTTCACGGGTAATAGCCTAACTCACGAACGTTCCTCTCGTTTCGTATGATAAGGCCTTAAGCATTGTCGATACGGTCGTTATGCGTCGGTTCTTTTTAGGAGAGAGCAGTGCCCCTGCGAGGGACTGGGAGTCCGAGCGACCTCCCCCCTATGCTGTTGAGGTCCCTCAAAGTCACGGGATAAGAGTCACCGGGTACTTCCAGTGCAACGAGCGTCCGAAATCCAAGAAGACCCTCCACAGCTTCGCCGTAAAACTCTGCGACGCAATTAAGCCGGTTCGAGCGGATGCTCCCAGCTTGAAGATAGCAATATGGACGGCTCTAGATCTGGCCTTCGTGAAACCTCCCAATGGAACTGTAACAATAGATGCGGCGGTGAAAGCTACACCGCTAATCGGGAACACCCAGTACACCGTAGGCGATGAAATCTTCCAGATGCTAGGGAGAAGGGGTGGCCTGATCGTCATCAGGAACTTACCCCATGATTATCCTCGAACGTTGATTGAGTTCGCCTCTCCCGAGCCTTGAGCACCAGGGCATCGGTCCGCCCGCCCTGTGATCTCCCGTAGCCGGGCTCAGCGATCAAGCCGGCCCGGGTCGGGGGGGACTGGTGCAACACAAGGGGCGGCAGTGGACGCTGATTAACAAAAAACCACCTATATAGACCCCTCACGGTCTTAGACTCTGTTGCCAGCTGACAACCAACACACAAGACATCTCTCTGATTCAGCCGACCCGATCGATTCCTCCCCACCCAATTCCTACCAACGCACTCCTCACAAGCTCCACCATGCTCAGGATCCAGATCCCTCCGATTGCTATCATTCTGGTAAGTCTCCTCACACTCGACCTGTCCGGTGCAAGGAGGACAACCACACAAAGAATCCCTCTCCTTAATGATTCGTGGGATTTGTTCTCGAGCTATGGCGACATTCCCGAAGAACTTGTCGTATACCAGAACTACAGCCACAATTCCTCCGAGTTACCCCCTCCTGGCTTCGAGAGATGGTACATAAACCGAAGAGTGGCAGACACTTCCATACCGTGCAGGGGCCCCTGTCTAGTGCCCTACATCCTTCATGGCCTCAATGACACAACTGTCTCTCGACGGGGAGGAGGATGGCGAAGGTCCGGAATGAAGTACCCAACCCACGCTGTCAGGCTAGGCCCTTCAACAGACGACGAGAGAGTTGAGGAAGACATCGGCTACGTCAATGTCTCCGCACTATCCTGCACAGGGTCGCCCGTTGAGATGGCGATACCAACAATCCCCGACTGCACCAGTGCTATCCATCCACGATCCGAGGTTACTGTGCCCGTCAAGCTCGATGTCATGAGACGAAATCCCAACTACCCTCCCATTAGAGCGTGGTCGTGCATCGGACAGAAAATCACCAACCGATGTGATTGGGCACTCTTCGGCGAGAACCTCATATATACTCAAGTTGAAGCTAGCTCTCTAGCATTCAAGCACACAAGAGCCTCTCTTTTGAACGAATCCAACGGGATAGACGCTGAAGGACGTGCAGTTCCCTATATCCTCGGGGATATCGAACCCGGGTACTGCCGAACCCTATTCAACACATGGGTCTCTAGTGAGATCGTGTCATGCACGCCCATCGAACTTGTCCTAGTTGACCTGAACCCTTTGTCCCCGGGACATGGCGGATATGCTGTATTGCTGCCAAACGGAGACAAAGTGGATGTACACGACAAGCATGCATGGGATGGGGACAACAAAATGTGGAGATGGGTGTACGAGAAGAAAGATCCCTGTGCGTTCGAGCTGGTATCCAGGGAAGTGTGTCTTTTCTCACTGAGTAGGGGTAGTAGACTGAGAGGAGCAACCCCTCCCCAAGGAGAGCTCCTCACCTGCCCGCATTCGGGAAAGGCATTTGACCTGAAGGGGGCCCGAAGGATTACACCCATTTCATGCAAAATCGACATGGAATATGACTTGCTGTCACTACCAACCGGAGTCATCCTAGGCCTCCACCTATCAGAACTCGGGACCTCCTTTGGCAACCTCTCAATGAGTCTTGAAATGTATGAACCTGCCACAACTCTGACCCCTGAGCAAATCAACTTCTCGCTTAAAGAGCTGGGAAGCTGGACCGAGGCTCAACTGAAGAGCCTGTCTCACTCAATCTGCCTCTCCACATTCTCCATATGGGAACTATCGGTTGGGATGATCGATCTAAACCCTACCAGGGCAGCAAGGGCCTTGCTCCATGATGATAACATACTGGCAACATTCGAGAACGGTCACTTTTCCATCGTCAGATGTCGTCCGGAAATAGTTCAAGTCCCTTCGCATCCTCGAGCATGTCACATGGATCTCCGCCCTTATGACAAGCAATCACGGGCATCAACCCTGGTGGTTCCCCTTGACAACAGCACTGCCCTCCTGGTCCCCGACAACATCGTGGTTGAAGGAGTAGAGGCCAGTCTATGCAACCACTCCGTTGCCATCACGCTGTCGAAGAACAGAACTCACTCATACAGCCTCTATCCCCAGGGTCGTCCTGTGCTTCGACAGAAAGGTGCCGTGGAGCTCCCGACGATAGGGCCCCTCCAGTTACATCCTGCCACTCGAGTGGACCTTTATACACTGAAAGAGTTCCAGGAGGACCGAATAGCGCACAGTCGAGTCACAGACATCAAGGCTGCCGTTGACGATCTGCGTGCGAAGTGGCGTAAAGGCAAATTTGAGGCGGACACCACGGGAGGGGGACTTTGGTCGGCGATTGTGGGAGTCTTCAGTTCTCTCGGGGGGTTCTTCATGAGGCCCTTGATTGCTCTCGCGGCGATAGTGACCTCAATCATCATCCTGTATATCCTTCTGCGTGTACTGTGTGCTGCCTCATGTTCGACACACCGAAGAGTAAGGCAGGACTCTTGGTAAAGAGGACTGCGATTGTTGAGTGGACAAACCCTAGGCCTATTCCGATTTAGAAAAAACCAGACCTCTCACGAGGTCTTTTCTACTAGCTGGGTTTTCCTCATTCTATCCAGAGCCATGGCCTTCGACCCGAACTGGCAGAGAGAAGGTTATGAATGGGATCCGTCAAGTGAGGGCAGACCGACCGATGAGAACGAAGACGACAGAGGTCATCGGCCAAAAACGAGACTTCGTACATTCCTTGCCCGCACGTTAAATAGCCCTATCCGAGCCCTATTCTACACAATATTCCTAGGAATTCGAGCGGTTTGGGACGGGTTCAAAAGACTCCTACCTGTGAGGACCGAAAAGGGTTATGCGAGGTTTTCTGAGTGCGTCACATATGGAATGATCGGATGTGATGAGTGTGTAATAGACCCGGTGAGGGTTGTCATTGAGCTGACCGAGATGCAGTTACCGATTAAAGGCAAAGGCTCTACGAGGTTGAGAGCAATGATAACTGAAGACCTTCTCACGGGGATGCGCACAGCCGTGCCTCAGATCAGAGTGAGATCGAAGATCCTAGCAGAGCGGTTAGGGAGAGCAATCGGCCGAGAGACCTTGCCGGCAATGATCCATCATGAGTGGGCATTTGTGATGGGGAAGATTCTCACTTTCATGGCAGACAATGTGGGTATGAACGCTGACACGGTCGAGGGCGTTCTATCACTATCAGAGGTCACACGGCGATGGGATATCGGCAACTCTGTGTCCGCAGTGTTCAATCCTGATGGCCTTACTATCAGAGTAGAAAACACGGGTTACATCATGACCAGAGAGACTGCCTGCATGATCGGAGACATTCATGCTCAATTTGCAATCCAATACCTAGCTGCATACCTAGACGAGGTGATCGGCACAAGGACGTCTCTCTCACCCGCCGAACTGACCTCTCTCAAACTATGGGGACTTAACGTCCTGAAACTCCTAGGACGGAACGGTTATGAGGTGATCGCCTGCATGGAGCCCATAGGGTACGCTGTCCTGATGATGGGAAGAGACAGGAGTCCTGATCCCTATGTCAATGACACCTATTTAAACAGCATCCTCTCAGAATTCCCTGTCGACTCTGACGCTCGAGCCTGCGTTGAAGCCCTCTTAACTATCTATATGAGCTTCGGCACACCCCATAAAGTCTCGGACGCATTCGGCCTCTTCAGAATGTTGGGACATCCGATGGTTGATGGAGCTGACGGGATTGAAAAGATGCGAAGGTTAAGCAAGAAGGTCAAGATCCCAGACCAGTCTACAGCGATCGACCTCGGGGCTATCATGGCCGAACTGTTTGTGCGGAGTTTCGTAAAGAAGCACAAAAGGTGGCCCAACTGCTCCATCAATCTCCCGCCACGACACCCCTTCCACCACGCCCGCCTATGTGGGTATGTCCCGGCTGAAACCCATCCCCTAAACAACACTGCATCCTGGGCGGCTGTGGAGTTCAACCAGGAATTCGAGCCGCCGAGACAGTACAACCTTGCAGACATCATTGATGACAAGTCGTGCTCTCCCAACAAGCATGAGCTATATGGTGCTTGGATGAAGTCAAAAACAGCTGGGTGGCAGGAACAAAAGAAGCTCATACTCCGATGGTTCACTGAGACCATGGTTAAACCTTCGGAGCTCCTGGAAGAGATTGATGCACACGGCTTCCGAGAAGAGGATAAGTTGATTGGATTAACACCAAAGGAGAGAGAGCTGAAATTAACACCAAGAATGTTCTCCTTGATGACATTCAAGTTCAGAACCTACCAAGTCCTCACTGAGAGTATGGTCGCCGATGAGATCCTCCCGCACTTCCCCCAGATCACCATGACCATGTCCAACCACGAACTCACAAAGAGGTTGATTAGCAGAACGAGACCTCAATCTGGAGGAGGGCGTGATGTTCACATCACCGTGAACATAGATTTCCAGAAATGGAACACAAACATGAGACACGGACTGGTCAAACATGTCTTCGAGCGACTGGACAACCTCTTTGGCTTCACCAACTTAATCAGACGAACTCATGAATACTTCCAGGAGGCGAAATACTATCTGGCTGAAGATGGAACTAATCTGTCGTTCGACAGGAACGGGGAGTTAATAGATGGCCCATACGTTTACACCGGATCATACGGGGGGAACGAGGGGTTACGACAGAAGCCCTGGACAATAGTTACCGTGTGTGGAATATACAAGGTAGCTAGAGACCTGAAAATCAAACATCAGATCACCGGTCAGGGAGATAATCAGGTGGTCACCCTAATATTTCCGGATCGAGAGTTGCCTTCAGATCCGGTGGAGAGGAGCAAGTACTGTAGAGACAAGAGCAGTCAGTTCCTGACACGTCTCAGTCAATATTTCGCTGAGGTTGGTTTGCCCGTCAAGACTGAAGAGACATGGATGTCATCACGTCTCTATGCTTACGGTAAGCGCATGTTCTTAGAGGGAGTTCCACTTAAGATGTTTCTCAAGAAGATAGGCAGAGCTTTCGCCCTCTCGAATGAGTTTGTCCCGTCCCTCGAGGAAGATCTGGCCAGAGTCTGGAGTGCCACCAGCGCAGCGGTAGAGCTTGACCTAACTCCCTACGTAGGATATGTCCTCGGGTGCTGCTTGTCTGCGCAGGCGATCAGAAATCACCTCATCTACTCCCCTGTTCTGGAGGGCCCTCTGCTGGTTAAGGCCTACGAGCGTAAGTTCATTAACTACGACGGAGGAACAAAGCGGGGGGCGATGCCCGGCCTACGTCCAACCTTTGAGAGCCTAGTCAAAAGTATCTGCTGGAAGCCAAAGGCCATCGGAGGGTGGCCGGTATTGATGTTAGAAGATCTCATCATCAAAGGGTTCCCTGATCCGGCGACTAGCGCCCTGGCTCAATTGAAGTCAATGGTGCCATATACCTCTGGTATCGACCGGGAGATCATACTTTCCTGTCTCAACCTTCCCTTATCGTCGGTGGTATCTCCGTCAATGTTGTTAAAGGACCCGGCGGCCATCAACACCATCACAACCCCGTCCGCGGGCGACATCCTGCAAGAGGTCGCCAGAGACTATGTTACCGATTACCCACTCCAAAACCCGCAGCTCAGAGCAGTGGTCAAGAACGTGAAGACCGAGCTAGACACATTGGCCAGTGACTTATTCAAATGTGAACCTTTCTTTCCTCCTTTAATGAGCGATATCTTCTCGGCATCTCTCCCGGCATATCAAGACAGGATTGTTCGCAAGTGCTCCACGACTTCTACAATCAGGAGAAAAGCTGCCGAGAGGGGCTCCGACTCTCTCCTCAACCGGATGAAAAGGAATGAGATCAATAAGATGATGTTACATCTTTGGGCTACCTGGGGAAGGAGCCCTCTGGCCAGATTAGACACCAGATGTCTCACAACCTGCACCAAGCAATTAGCCCAACAGTATCGGAACCAGTCTTGGGGAAAGCAGATCCATGGAGTCTCAGTCGGCCACCCCTTAGAACTGTTCGGTCGAATAACACCCAGCCATAGATGCCTACATGAGGAGGACCACGGAGATTTCCTGCAAACCTTCGCCAGCGAGCATGTGAACCAAGTGGACACCGACATCACCACAACTCTGGGGCCGTTCTACCCTTACATAGGCTCGGAGACGCGAGAACGGGCAGTCAAGGTTCGAAAAGGAGTGAATTACGTAGTTGAGCCGCTTCTGAAACCCGCAGTTCGACTACTAAGAGCCATTAATTGGTTCATTCCCGAGGAGTCAGATGCGTCCCATTTGCTGAGCAATCTATTAGCGTCTGTTACCGACATCAATCCTCAAGACCACTACTCATCTACCGAAGTAGGGGGGGGCAACGCCGTCCATCGCTACAGCTGCCGACTATCCGACAAATTGAGCAGAGTCAACAACTTATATCAGTTGCATACTTATTTATCTGTCACAACAGAGCGGTTGACCAAGTACAGTCGAGGATCAAAAAACACTGACGCACACTTCCAGAGCATGATGATTTATGCACAAAGCCGTCATATAGACCTCATCTTGGAGTCTCTGCACACCGGAGAGATGGTACCGTTGGAGTGTCATCATCACATTGAGTGCAATCACTGTATAGAGGATATACCCGACGAGCCAATCACGGGGGACCCGGCTTGGACTGAAGTCAAGTTTCCTTCAAGTCCTCAGGAGCCCTTTCTTTACATCAGGCAACAAGATCTGCCGGTCAAAGACAAACTCGAGCCTGTGCCTCGCATGAACATCGTCCGTCTTGCCGGATTGGGTCCGGAGGCGATTAGTGAGCTAGCGCACTACTTTGTTGCATTCCGAGTTATCCGGGCGTCAGAGACGGATGTCGACCCTAACGATGTTCTCTCGTGGACCTGGCTGAGCCGAATTGATCCTGACAAATTGGTTGAGTATATCGTGCATGTGTTCGCTTCACTGGAATGGCATCATGTATTAATGTCAGGCGTGAGTGTGAGCGTCAGAGATGCATTCTTTAAGATGCTAGTGTCTAAAAGAATCTCAGAGACTCCGCTAAGTTCATTCTATTATCTGGCCAACCTGTTCGTTGACCCTCAGACTCGCGAAGCACTAATGAGCTCTAAATACGGGTTCAGCCCCCCCGCCGAGACAGTCCCCAACGCAAATGCCGCCGCAGCCGAAATAAGAAGATGCTGTGCGAACAGTGCGCCGTCGATCTTAGAATCAGCCCTTCACAGCCGTGAGGTTGTTTGGATGCCAGGAACGAACAATTATGGAGACGTTGTCATCTGGTCTCATTACATTAGATTACGGTTCAGCGAAGTTAAACTAGTTGACATTACACGATATCAGCAGTGGTGGAGACAGTCTGAGCGAGACCCCTACGATTTGGTCCCGGACATGCAGGTTCTTGAGAGCGACCTAGATACGCTGATGAAACGGATACCGAGGCTCATGCGCAAGGCGAGACGTCCCCCTCTTCAGGTAATTCGAGAGGACCTGGATGTCGCAGTCATCAATGCTGATCATCCCGCTCACTCTGTGCTTCAGAACAAATACAGGAAATTGATTTTCAGAGAGCCGAAGATTATCACGGGAGCTGTGTACAAGTACCTCTCCCTAAAATCAGAGTTGACAGAGTTCACCTCAGCAATGGTGATCGGAGACGGAACTGGAGGTATCACCGCCGCCATGATGGCCGATGGGATAGATGTGTGGTATCAGACGCTCGTCAACTATGACCACGTGACACAACAGGGATTATCCGTACAAGCCCCGGCAGCATTGGATCTTCTGCGCGGGGCACCCTCTGGTAGGCTCTTGAATCCGGGAAGATTCGCATCATTTGGGTCTGACCTAACTGACCCTCGATTTACAGCCTACTTTGATCAATATCCCCCGTTCAAGGTGGACACTCTATGGTCTGACGCAGAGGGCGACTTTTGGGACAAGCCTTCCAAGTTGAATCAATACTTTGAGAACATCATTGCTTTGAGACATCGGTTCGTGAAGACAAATGGACAGCTTGTCGTGAAGGTGTATCTGACTCAAGACACTGCTACCACAATTGAAGCATTCAGAAAGAAGCTGTCCCCATGCGCCATCATCGTGTCTCTCTTCTCGACGGAAGGCTCCACAGAATGCTTCGTCCTAAGCAATCTCATCGCACCAGACACCCCTGTCGACCTTGAGATGGTGGAGAATATCCCTAAACTAACATCCCTTGTTCCCCAGAGGACGACAGTGAAATGCTATTCCCGACGAGTAGCGTGCATCAGTAAAAGGTGGGGACTTTTCAGATCTCCGAGCATAGCCCTTGAAGTCCAACCGTTCCTTCACTACATCACAAAGGTCATCTCAGACAAAGGAACACAACTGAGTCTCATGGCGGTAGCTGACACAATGATCAACAGTTACAAGAAGGCTATCTCACCCCGAGTGTTCGATCTACACCGGCATAGGGCCGCACTGGGTTTCGGGAGGAGATCCTTGCATCTCATCTGGGGGATGATCATCTCACCAATCGCTTACCAGCATTTTGAGAATCCGGCCAAGTTGATGGATGTCCTGGACATGTTGACCAATAACATCTCAGCTTTCTTATCGATATCGTCGTCAGGATTTGACCTGTCATTTAGTGTCAGTGCAGACCGAGATGTCCGGATTGACAGCAAACTTGTCAGACTCCCGCTATTCGAAGGATCAGACCTAAAATTCATGAAAACCATCATGTCTACCCTCGGATCTGTGTTCAACCAGGTCGAGCCTTTTAAGGGGATCGCCATAAACCCTTCTAAACTAATGACTGTCAAGAGGACACAGGAGTTACGTTACAACAACCTAATTTACACTAAGGATGCCATCCTATTCCCCAATGAAGCGGCAAAAAACACTGCCCCGCTTCGAGCCAACATGGTATACCCCGTCCGGGGAGATCTATTCGCCCCTACCGATCGCATACCAATCATGACTCTAGTCAGCGATGAGACAACACCTCAGCACTCTCCTCCAGAGGATGAGGCATAACTGAATCCTCCCTGAAGGCTCACATGTCCCACGCGACGCAAGATATAACGACAAGCAACTCGCCCTATTAACGT